AGTACTGTGGTCAATCCTCAGATAAATAATGCACGATTAACCGTGTATTATATTCCTATCGCAAAGTGTAGATATGGATTTAGCATAGATGGAGAAAGAAGTGAATGGTATGGTATATATCTAATGCCCGACTTTGAGCCACATATGAGTACCGATAATGACAAAAGTGAGTATCACGTCGAGGGTACTGATGAAACAATAGTCAACCGGTTAAACATTGATCCAAAACAACTAGAGTTTGAAATAAAAGTACCAAATTGTCTGATTGAAGATAGTATTGCACAGATTGACAAGATTGTAGACCTATTTACCAATGAACGTGAGTTGTACAGTAACAAGCCAATACCAAAACATATCATCTTTGATATCCTACCGGATAGGCAGTATGAGTTTGTACGTGTAGATGAATTTGATGACGAATTTGAAGGAGCTACATACAAAGCAAAAATAAAACTGTACATCCCTATGGGTACGTCATATAACATTGAAAGTACTATTACTGGTGGTGAAGGATACAATGGAAGTAACACAGTTGTAAAACCAATCGTTACAGCAAGATGTGACTCACAAGGACAAGTAACCGTAACAGAAAGTTACATGAATCAGTACATGCACGTTGAAAATTCAGCAATCAAAGTAGGGGATATTGTAACATTTGACTGTATCCATCAAGTAGTGAAAATTGGTGAAACAGCACAAGTAACTGACGTCACAGATATTACGAGTAGCCTCGACTTTAATAGTAGTTGGTTTAAAATCAAGGGCAGGTACAGTTTCACTGGTGTAAACAGTACTGTATTAACTGTTGAATATTACCCAAGAAGGTAGGTGAAATAGTTGGTTACTGAATATGAAGACAAAGTAGAATTCAATATAGTGATACTTGACGAAAATGAAGAAATTATAAAATGGCTTGATTCTGAATTGGTGGATATCAAAGAGACTTGTGCAGTTGATAAACCACGTCAAATAGAAGTAACGTATCCTGTCACTTTTGACGAATTAAACTTGGATGAAGGTAATTGGTATGATGCGGGTAACAAGATTTATATTCCGAACACTTTGGGAATCAATAGTTGTTTGTATGTAATCAATAATGATTATGACCTGGATTATTGGAAGAAGAATACTGTTACTTTTACTGCTGAAGAAGTGCTTACAGAATTGAATTATAGCATGGTTGGATTTCTTGTCCAAGTTACCCCTGCTCCTACTGAAGAAGAAGGGGGTACAACTGAGGAAACAGAAGGTGGAGAGGGTACAACAACCCCCACCACACCCACAGAAGAAGAGCAAGAAGAGCAAGAGGATGAAGACGAAATAACAAGTGGACAAATGATAGAAAAAACAGTAAGCAATGAAGCAGGATTCACAGGTACACAAATATTCAAATACAAAGACAAAATAGAAATAACAAGCGAAGTACTACGACAATTCTTTGGATACTTCTATGAAATAACAGGATTAGATGCACTAGACAATCAAAAAAGGTACATCAGCCCCACAGGTACAATGACCTACATGAGCTTATTCAGACTCATTGAAGAACAAACAGAAAGAGTATTTGTAACAGAATACATCAACAATGGAAATCAGATACAACGAAGACTTGCACTACGAAACTACCAAAACATGAGAAGAGTAGCACAAACAGAACTATTAGATTTGAACTATAACCTTGACAGTCTTGAACTGAACGTAAGTGAAGAAAACACATACTCCGCTATGGCACCAGAATTCACCGATAACAGTAGTGTAGTTCAAGCAGATACCAGTCAAACCGCAATAGACATTGGAGCAAATCTAACAAGTACTGCACAAACACCAAGCAGTAATGTTACAATGCAACAGTCAACAAAAAGTGTTAGTGAAGTCATACAGGACTGGCTTGACTATGAGGTCGAACCACGACAAGAACATCCCATGATTATTCAAAAAGACACGGCAGGTAACTTGGTTGAAGTAGCAAGTTGGTATGCACCGTTCAGAAAAGAAAAGGGAAGTCTTGCTATTGTGAGTGAAAGACAAACTGAAAGTAATTATAATCAAGTGCATAGTTATAACAAATCTCTTACACTGTCCAAGTGTGGAAAAGTCAGTACGAGTGAAACTATACCTCAGATTATATACAATACTCTTGCAAATGCTCTTTTAAATAAGTTATCGCCAGTGTATGACTTGAAAATTGATGTGAAAGATATTCAAATGCTAATGGGTATACCAAACCTGTCATATGAATTGTATGAAACACTTCAAGTACGTATACCTAATTTTGATTATTTTGTACCATGCCGTATTACTGGAACGGTTAAGAATCCTCACAAACCTGGTGAAAATAAGATAACAGTTGAAACTGATATAAAAAGCATGAGGAATCTCCATGAAACCGAGATAATAAGCAGTGACATGATAATCAATGACACCAATCTTGCAAACATTGGGGGAATACTGCAAAGTGAAGAAACAGGATTAGCAAATAAACTAGTCACTATCAATATAAAACTTGTACAAGCATACAATGATGGAACAATCGGGGGTAATCTATCAACTACAAATAAACAACAAGTAGCAACCACATTTGACCCTGAGAAAAACACGTATGTATTCAGTCAAGAGGAAATAATGAGTAAAATACGGGTATACTTGTACAAATGTGAAACAGAGGATAATTATTATAATACCCATAAGACATTGAATGCAAGAACTGTGACAGGTGAAATTGTAACACTTGACCGTTCTGCCTGTTTCTGCATAGTATATGGGTATTGGCAAAACTATGACCTGAACCGGTATTATACTGATGCTACAAGTGATACTGCAAGAGTGACTGCAGGTGAGTTTGACAAGACATTTTCTGTGCATTTGTATCCACAGTCACAGTTGGATCAACAACTGGATATGATGTGGATGATTACGAATGGATTTTGGGGCGATAAAAGAAAAGAGCATATTAAGAAGTTTACATATAGTGCATTTTGGCACAATCAAACTAAACTAACTGAAGTTGCCCGTGCGGAGGGGCTTTGTGGTGCAAATGAACGGTATTTCAACTGTTTAAACATATCTGGTACAACAAGTGTCCCTGGGATGTGTGTTCCATTTGCAGCAGAAATGGCATTTACAAGTATGTATAATTTCATCAAAGCAGGTGACATAGCAAAAGATATACATGCTGATTCTACTGGGTCATTCCCCGGATTTATCTATAAAAACTTTGATCATGGAATTTATGGTCTCCCAGATATATTCCAAAAAAATTCAAACGCTGCACTATTATTTAGAATAACGCATAGTGGGTTATCATTTGATCGTGACATCAAAGGAGAGTATCAAGTTAATAATGATGTAGATCCAGCACATCATCACTTTAAGAGGTCGACCTGGATTGTAAGTGCAAGATTAGGAAATCTTAAAACTAATGAATACTTTAAAGGTATTTACTCATTATCCGTAACTGGAGCAGGAAATGATGATGCACATGAAATAACAATAACAGGTTGGAAAGTAGTAAATGGCGTGAAATATGTGTATGTTCAAGATGTAAATTGTCCAGTGTTTGATTTGCATCATTGGACAGCAACATTTAATGTTAACGACGGGTGGGTGCGATGGGATGTATTAGATGGTGCATTATGTTACACAATCAATCATAATGATTATATGAATTATCTTGGAACTTGTAGATCTGGTTCTGGTATTTCATTTACAGCTGCCCATGATACTGCTATCCCCCTAAGTGAAGATAGTGTTACAAACCAACCATTTGAAATTGACTTGCCAATCGAGAAAGTAGAAATTGTACCGTTAGATCTTACGAATGCAACATATCTATTCAAAAGTAAAGATGTGCAAAATGCTATAAACGAAGTATACAAGTACTATATTGAGCAGGGAATGAGACATGACCTTGACACGATAAGTACCAATATTACAAGTGTAATCGGACAAAAACACAATTTGAAAATGAAAGAACTACACGGATTAGCATACAGTTACATGTACTACTATCAGAACAATAGTAACAAAGAAGGGGGAAACATCGACCTCAAATACGGAAAAAATGAAGATTCACAGAAATACATTAACCATTTCGGTGGGGAATATGATTATTTCACTCCAGTTTACCCTCAGCAGAAAGGATATGAAAATCAGTATGTGATTTGTGCTGCATTATTCCACCTGGGAATACTGAGCAGTCCACTTGATTTCTTCAAAAACAAACTGGAAAATGTAACATTCAATGATATGATAGCTGAAGTAAATAACCATAGTACTGGTAATCTTACTTGTTTTATACGTGAGTCTACACAGAATATCTTACGTAGTGCATTATTAAATCAAAGTCACAGCAAGTTTATGAGTACAATTGTAATAGTGTACGCATATGATACTAGTCTTGCCCAGAGCAGTCAATACATGCACAACCGTTACCCATTATTATTGTATCGACTAGATGGTGATACAGTATATTACTGTAACCTTGCAGGACGTGGAAATAGTCCTGGATTCAATTATGAAACCAAAGCTGTAGATTACAATAACAACCCATGGGGATCAACAACAATAACAAATATGTTATCGTGGATTGAAGCAGCAAAAGAAAACAATCCAAACAGTGATAATTGTCTAATAATCAGCAGATATTTAACAATAGGTAGTATATAAGGAGGCAAAGAAAGGCATGGTAATGAGTGAAGACAACCTAACTTATCATAAGGTACTCGATAAAAACAAACCGATATATCTTGCATGGGATAATATATTTACAGGGAGCCAATCACCAAGTGCTGCGGATACAAGGGTTTTTAATGCATTTATAGCAAAATTAAGAAATGCAGGATTAAATATTGTAAGAACAAAACAAGGACCCAATCAATTATATCAAAACATGAATTACTTATACAAGAATTGTATCAAAGATGCTATTATTATTAATTGTATGAATGGAGTAGACCCAGCAAATATTAAAGAAGTTCCTAAGTTTCCAGAAAGTGCATATACCAACAAGGTATTTTGTAGTAATGATGCACTTAAAAGTGCAAATGTAAATGGATTAAAAAGTGGAGAGGCAAAAGCAGGAGCAATAACAAGATATAATAATAATGATGTTGTACTTGGTTGGTTCCGTAATGCTGCGGATTGTTGTAATGAGGGAGGTAGAGGTGTTACAAGAGGGATTATTGATAGAACAAGTAATCTTGCATATCAAGGTCGTTTTTATCATCCCGAACAATACATGAAACAGCATGAAATAATAGGATTATGCAGCAGTAGTGATGAAGGGACACGGGCAGGAGACCCAGAGGGATTAAAACTTGCAGATTTGATTATTGACTTGTTCAAAGAGGAAGATGAAAGTGGTGAGGGTGGAAGTGGTAGTCCAATAACTGACTTGGATAATGCAGTAGAAACCCCCAACTCAGATTCAAGTAAAACACTAAGCAAAAGAGTAGTAAAACAGGTATATAAAGTACCCTGGTATGAGAAAATACTCACAACCAAGACAGATGACAACGGAGCGTTCCTAATCAAACAACCCGCTGATATGAAAATAAAAGGAGAATATCTGGTCAACTTGTACTTCGCCGGGGATACTACACATGAAGCATGTAACCGCAGTATAAGAATACAGAAAATGAGTGGGGATGTCGTAAATGATGAATTACTTGAATCTACGACAACAGAGTACTATAGTGATGGAAGCAGTCAAGAAACCAATCATACAGGTTCATCACCAAAGGACAACAGTATCAAAACAAAAACTATTACAATCACATACACCTATGAAGGTGGAGTACTCAAGAATACTGATATAAAAACAGTAGAAAACTACAAAGTGATAGAACCCGCAGAAGAAACTGAAAATATTGTGAATGTAGTAGCTACCCCTGATGAAGTCAACAATAATTCTCCAACACCAACGGGTAATGCAGATCCATTCAGTAATGATGTGGCATTGTTATCGGATGGATCACCAAACGTAAATGCTATGAGTACTGGTGGAAAAAAATATGTCATGTATGATGAAAACAAAACATACCACCTCAATCAAAGTCAATTCCGTGAAGTGTATGATCGTGACAGTAAAAGTCTGCAACTCAACAGTTACAAAGTATCCAAATACACTGCATTCCAAAGTACTGATACACAAACGTATAATGTAATTCCTCGTATGAGGTGGAATCCAGTTGCACAAGCAGTTCATAGATGGCTTTGTGCCAATGATGGAGCGAGTTGGTTTAATGAGATAACAATTAATTTTGGTAGTCTTAATTGTGTGATTGATGGTACTAATGTACCTTTCACAGGCAAAGAAAGAGAATATCATGTAGTGGTAGACCACCAAGACAACATAAGTACACAAACAGGTACTTGCGGACCTACAAGTTGTAGTATGGCAACCGCATGGCTTTACAGATATGTGAGTGAAAATAAAATGAAGAGACCTACAGGTCATGGGCGTGGTATAGCACCCGAAGGGGCAACCAAGGGATTAAACAGTCTTGGATTCAATGCTAAAAGGGTCAGTGGTAAAGAGAATTGGATGAATGGTCTTCGTGAAGGAAAACCAATAGTATTCTTTGAGGGAGACCATTATGTTTGCTTATACGACATTGATGGGGATCGGATTTTAGCTGCCAATCCTGGTGGATGTTATAGTGGATTCTGTAGCGGTTGGCGTAGCAGTGCAACGGTAAATCAAGAAGGACGGGGGCAACATAATGTTGTGGCTCTTGCATGGTCAATTAGTGAAGATGAAAAACAACGTATTAACCATTTTTACAAAAGTATGGGTGGTGCATGGAACAGGCCAAGTAACAGTCGTACACTTCCAATTATATGGAATGGTAGTATACGGGACCGTAGTTAAATGAGTATTTGGAGGATTGATTATGATTAAATATAAACGTAATATTGCAGTAGATTTTGATGGTGTGTTAAACAATTATACGGGTTATGATCCTCATAACCTTTTTACTCCACGTAGTGGTGCTAAAGAGTTTTTGGAGAAATTGCATGAACAGTATGATATTATAATATATAGTACAAGAAACAGTAGTGAAATTGTAAAATGGCTTGAGAAATATCATTTTGATAAATATGTCAAAGTAGTGACTGATAAGAAGCCACCTGCTGTTGCTTATATAGATGACCGTGCAATAAGGTTCGAGGGGGATTATCGTGAGTGTTTGGAGAATCTTACTGAGAAAGCGTACTGGCAAAAGTAATAATGGTAGGTGTTGATTATGGATGAAGATGAATTAAAAAGTTTAGTTTTAACTGCAATAAGTGTAGGAATGAATTTTAAGAGGAATCAATTGAATAAGACATATCTTACAGATGATATGACAGGTGAATATCGTGAAATGCACGGTATTAGTATTGAAGATTGGAAGAAAACTGTTAATGAATTTATTGAGATTGGATTGGTTGACATAGCTGATGATGGAGGATATGTTATAACTGGGAATCCTAGGGTGTGATTATGTATGGATTGTAGTAAAATCAATATAAAAAGTGGTAGTACTGGTGAGCAAGTTAAAGAATTACAACGATACTTGAAGTATCTGGGGTATTATAATAGTACTGTGGATGGTAGTTGTGGTAGTGTTACTGTATCTGCTATCAAGAAGTTGCAGAAGCAGTACAAGTTGAAGGAAGATGGTATTTTTGGTCCTGTGACATGTAAAGCTTGTGGGATTAATGGTGTGGATGTGAGTAAGTCTTCTTTGACGTTGGATAAGAGTACTTATTTGGATATGTTTGAACGGTATAATAAGTACCTTGAGACTAACAAAAAAGAACCAAACATAGTATATCTCGATAAAGATAATCCATACAAATATATCACTAAAGAGAAACTAAAAGAAGTGATGAATTATTATAATAGTTATCTTGCAAAGTATGAGAATAAACCAAGCAACATAGCATTAAATCAAACAAGTACACAACCACAAAAAAACACAACAGGAGTATACATAAGCAAAAATCACTGGATCAAAGCAGGATGTAACAAACTAGGACAATGTACTGGATATTTTTGTGGAGTTCATGGCATAAGGCAATGTGATAGTAAAAGGAATATTGATAAATTCTTGGAACATGATTTGGCGGGATATGCAGGTACAACTACACATGGAACAAGTCATCTAGGTATTGAAACAGCACTTGCAACAGTAGCAATAAAGATGGGTATTAAAATTAGTGTTAAATGGCTTAATTTCTCCGATTTAGGCAATACGATTAATGAACGGTTTAAAAAACTTGGAGAATATATAGAACAGGATAATATAGGAGTAATTATACATAACTTGTATAGAAACCAGTATGGGCATTATGAAGTAATTAAAGAGATTAATACCAATAATAAAACATGTATAGTCTTAAACAGTCTTGGTAATAAATGCAATAGTCCAGCTTATTGTGGTTACCTGGAAACAAGAAGTTTCAGTACATTCGCAAGTTACATCAGTGGAATAAGTCAAAAAAGTATCTGTGTGATAACATATGAATAAACAAGAAAAAATAAAAGAAATATTACAAAATCATTTCAGAAGTGTAGGATGTGCAATGTGCCAAAATCATACAACAAAAGAGTATTGTAAATATTGTATACCTATACAACATAATAACATGTGGAATATAAGTGATGAATATTCAACCAAAATAGCAAGTGAAATATTGGAGGAATTATGATGATAAATGGTGATGCAGTGTATCTTCGACTGAAAGAAAAATATGAAGAAAAAGTGATTGATGAAATACCAGGAATATTAAATAGTATTGAAAAAAATCAACGTAGGTATAATTTGAAGGATTGTTTATATCAATTGCAGGATATTTGTAATCAGTTGTATTATGTGTATGGTGCTAGTGATGAAGTTATTTTGTTTCAAGCTTTGATTAATCAGTATAGGCATGAGTTTGATATTGTTGATGAAAATGAGATTATTCATCGTATGAATGATGGGGATTTTGTCCAGTAATGTATATATAATAATTAGTATAAAAATAGTTATTGAGAGTAACTTTTTTTCATGGCCAGTTCCTGGCTGTTATTCTCGGTTTGTATTATAATACTCGGTTTTATATTCTCTTTGTACTCGGGTATTATGTTTGGTTTTTGTTTTTGGTTAATTCGTTGTATTGATAAGGGGAATATTGAAATACATAATTAACTTAATTCATTAAACCATTTTAAGTGTATCTCCCTCATATTTTAACTAGTTTTTCAATATATTATTTTAGAGATAATCAATACAGATATCACTGCTTTTTTAGGTACTACAGTACCAAAGAAAGATTTATATAGTAGATTATACAAAACTAGTTATTAGATTTGTACAATTCTTTTTCGTGTTCTCTTTGTTTTTTGGTTGTAATTACGGCAATAATTACAGTCAAATACGAACACTTTTTACTATATTTATAATAAAAAAAAAGAGGGGAGAGTAAAGATTAGAACTACCCACAATAGGGTAATCTTTTCCTTACTCTCCCCTCTTTTTATATATACCTTTTATGAGACTTTAATAAAATGAAAGTTAATTTTCAATATCCTTTCCATGTATGCAAAAAAAAAATGAAAACTCAAATCCGAGATCAAAAAAATTTTTTAGAGACAAAACAGCCGAAACTCTAAAAAAAATCACCTGGTTATTTTTTTTGCAATGAAATGATGTGAGGAAAAAATTATTCGATGTGTATTAAACATGTTATTTTGAAGTCTAACTGGAGAACTCCATTGATGGATGAATCTTTTTTTTGAGCATAAAAAAATCGTATTACAGTATTATATATTATTTTTATTCTTTATAAAGTCATCTAATCATACAATATTGAAGATAAAAGTGATTAACGTACTTTAAGACTCAATAAAAAGTACAAAACTACAATGGTGACATAATTTAATCAAAAAAAAAGTAGAGTACCTATGAGAATTAATTGAGCATTAATAATTTTGAGTATACCCTTTAACGGAATAGAACTATCTTAAGGAATAGATTGGTTGTTATGTTCAATTGGATAAGGGGTGTACTTACTCTTTTTTTTGTTAAACTTCAGAAACATGTTATAATTTTAATCTTTTTTTCCTCAATTACTACATTCATAACTATTCCCGATTAAACGAGTATAAGTATGAGTAACACGGGAAAAAATCAGTTTAAACTACACAAAACACAATACATTTTATCAGCAAAAGTTCACACAATTGTTAACTTATTAATAGGCAACACCAAATATACATACATGAAACACAAAAACCAAACTATAATAAACCAACTTGCACTATACTATAACTGGAGTGAAATAACAAAAAACAACTACACCACCATACTCAACAAATACTCAAAATACCACAACCTCACCCTCGAAGAATTAATCAACGAAGCAGAAAAAGAAGAAGACATAATACCCAAAACCAACAAACGAACAATCAAAACAAGACTATTCAACTACATAATAACACAAAAAGAAAACAAACTACAAGACATATCCATCAAACAAGAACTATCCATGATAAAAAAAATGTACAAACACTACGACATAGAAATACCACGCCTACCACCACTACGCCCCAGACAATCACACGAATCATTTCAGGAAATACCATCACGAGAAGAAATATACAACATACTACTCAACGTCAATTTAAAACAAAAAAGCATAATCACATTCATGGCAAGTACAGGACTAAGAAGAAGTGATGTATGCAACCTCAAAATAAAAGACTTCATCAAAAGTCTACAGGAATATACACAATCATATGATTTACTCAACATAATAACAGAAATTGAAAATAGTACTGAATTAGTAATTCCTAAATGGGAAATTCACAGCCAAAAAACCAAAGTGAACTATATCACATTTTCAAGTGATGAAAGCACAAAACTAATCTGCAGATACCTGAAACAAAGATTATTCAATGAACAAATTACTAATGAGTCATCATTGTTTGATATGAAACCCCACTCGATTAGTGTGATGTTTGAACGGATCAATGACAAGTTTCAGATGGGATTCGTGGGGCATAGTCGTTTTTTTCATCCACATGTGCTGAGAAAGTATTTTACCACGTCATTGTATAACGATGGGGTAGATTTCTTGTTTGTGGATTTTCTTGCAGGACATACTTTGTCACCTATACGTGCAGCTTACTATAAAGCGAATCCGGAAGAGTTGAAACGTATTTATATTGAGCATTTGCATTGTTTAACATTTATGTCAAACGTTGAATTTGTTGATAGGGGTATTAGTAATGTTGAGCATGAAGAATTGGTAGAATTACGTGCATACAAGGAAGAAACGGATAAAAGACTTGAAGCACTGGAGTCTATGATTAAATCATTTCTTGAATAAGTTAAAGTATGAATATCGTTTGTATCGTTTATATTTATGAATGTAACTATTGTAAGTATATGAAATAACAAATAAAAATAGAATATAAACAGTAATAGTGCATAATAAAAACGATACAATTAGGGAGATTTAAATCCTTCTTGGAGATAATGATTTGGATAGGTTTCTGTTAGTTTATTAAACTATGATTAAATAGTTATACGTGAAACTGTTTTTTACTATTTCACTAAATCTTCATATAAATCCCCCCTAATTTACATCTTTTCAAAAAAAAGAAAGGAATATGTATAATTCCTGTTTTAACACTATTTTTATCTGTAATTTATAACTTACAACTAAATAAAATTAAATCTATTTAAAAAAAAAATAAATACTTTTTTCATTAATGTCAAAGATATTAAAAAAAAAAGAGAAAAAAAATAGAATCTTAATATAACCAAAAAAAAAGATAAATTATTTGAAAAATTTTTATCATTAAAAACGGGGGAAAAACTTGTTGATGATAACAATCCCCTTTACTTGAAAAAATGGATGAAAAAATAATACGCACCTACAAATCATTATCAGCAAAAAATTGAAGTACAAAAACTATAAAAAAAATTATTGATCATCCAACTTTCAAAAATCATAGATTCACATCATCCAGTAAGAGGATTAAGTGTTATATCATCAACAAGCAAAACCCCTGTATAATAATAAACAAATAAAGGAAAAAACGATAATATGACAAAAAACATACCAATAGCACCAATCAAAAGAATACTAAAAAGCACACACATGCGTGTAAGTGATGATGCAGCAGCAGAACTTGAAAAAATTCTTGCCACATTTGCAAAAGACATTGCTGATGATGCAGCAAAAATGGCAACTCATGCAGGACGTAAAACAATCACTGCAAAAGATATTGAATTAGCAATCCAGTAGAAAAAAATTGTGATAACTACATTTTTTTTATCAAATTTTTTTTTGGTAGGATCAAGAAGATGAGAAGACTTTTTGATGAAGAAGAAAAAACAAAAAAGTATTTTTTTATTCATACCAGGAATGAAGTATAATCTCATTGACTCACTAACAGTATTAGTATTTTCAAAAAAATAATTATTAGAATCATCATAAAATCTGATTTATAAGAACGTTGTGTTTCAAGAATTATAACGTTATGATACAAAGTTATGTGTATGTGAAATATCATTGCTAAAAAATAGGAATTCTCTTTGGTTTATCTAATTTTTTTTTTAGACAAAGTATTTCACATGATAGATTTAAAACCTCATATAAATGTAAAAAGTTATAGTTTAGTATTCGTGTGAACTTTTATGCTGAGAGTAGATGGGTATTCTGTTCCTGGGGTAATGATTTGTTTTACTTTTTTTTTCTTTTGTGGGTTTGATTCCCACTCCTACCCCTTTTGAATTTTATAGTTATTGTGGTGTTGAAAAGGAAATATTGAACGTATATTAAAAAAAGGTAATATATTTTTTTTGTGGAATAAAAGAGAGTATGTTATTATCTATGATATTTTAGTTAATTGGATTCCATTTAATTTTTTCACAACAAATGTTAATGTAATCAATAAAGGGGGTGCAATTCCCCCCAACACCAATCCTTGGTGGTGACTGTAATAGTTATCATGACCCCCCCTCCCCTTGGGGTAGTTATCATATGCTCACATTTTCTTTATATAGGTAGGTGTTACATATATGGTAATTATCCAATTATAGTATGGAGTTGTTAATTGATGATGAATATTAAGAAGGGTGTTGAAACTCCTCATAGTGGGGTGTTGCTTTCTGATCATGAGGCTGAGTTGTTTATGCGTTTGATTGGGAAGTATGAGGCTTTGAAGTCTGGTTTCAATGAGTATGAGAAAATGAAAGGTAAAGTTTGAATAGAAAACATTTATATATAATGAGTGTAATATATTCTATTGTAGTGCAATATTGCACTACTTGGAGGATATAAAAAAAATGAAAATAATGGAAATAGATACTGAAATAAAAGCAGTATCACAACAAAGACAAAAATCATTAATCCTCCGCATACCTGCAAATATAAGAGATATTATGCAGTTAAAACATGGAACAAAAACAAAAATAGAGGTACATGTTGAAAATGATGAAAAATACTTAAAACTGTATATGCAAGATTAATGATTTGAAAGGATTCTACAAGTGTTTACCCATGTCCTAGTTTGGTCGCTGAGTACATGAATAAACACGAAGTAATTAAAAGTAAAATCCAGTAGTAACCATATGAAAATAGCTACTATTAACTATTTTTATCATTGGATATTATTATATATTACTACTTTTTTTTATTTTTAATTTGTTAATCCTTTTAAATTATCAATCACCTCAATTTTTCATTAAAGGAGGATTAAATGACATCAATATATTTGACTGAAGAACAAAGTAAAAAAATAGACCAATACCTGGAGTCAGGTAAATTCAAAGGTAAATCAGATTTTGTTCAACGTGCAATAGATATTTACATATTGTACCTTGAAAATCCATATGAAGATTTACTTTTAAGTGAGTTAGAAAATTGGATTGAAAGTAGACGGACTATAACTATGTTTAATATGAACAGGAATATGTTTGGGACAAGTAGGAATGTACCTAATTCGAACATAAATATGTTACAAAATGAAGCAAATTCTAACATAAATATGTCTGAAATGAACAGGAACATATCTGAAACCAACATAAATGTAACAGATAAACACATTCCTAATGATGAGGATATGCTATTAACAAAGTTAAAACCCGAACTGCCAATGCTGAAAAGAATATTAAACAATCCTGAAAATACTGAAACAATCCCGGACTACACACTAAAAGTATTATCCAAACGGTATGACATATCCAAATCCATTATTCAAGAATGGATAGTGAAGAACAAGACCTGGTTAAAAAATGCAAATTTTGAAAATGAGTAACTAAGGTAAGAATTTTTTTATGTTATAAATATATTTATGTTAGAAAAAATTTGACGCCTACAATATACGTTCGTGGATATAGTATAATATAATAAAATAATTTTATTATTATTATTATTATTATTATTATTATTATTATTATTATTATTATTATTATACCACAAAAACAAAACAAAAAACCTAAAGAGATGATTTAAAATGAAAGGATACCACAAAATAATCCTAACCCGACTAACCTGTAATGGTAAAGAAAGCCCAGACCACTTTGAATTCGTAACAGATATACACACAAGTGTGCATCACTTCCTACTAGAACTACGATATAGAGAAGTATGGATAATAAAGAGGTGCCTGGAAGAATGCAGGTACAAACCATCGTTCCTAACAATAGACACAGAAGCAGGAATAAGCACAGACCGTACAAGCGAAATAATCCCAGAAATAATACACCAATTAGACAAGGATCTTGGATTACACAGAAACCCCACACGATGTAGTACAAAAGAAGAAAGAAAGGCTGCATTAGACTACCTTGAACAGTTAGGATGCACAATACCAGAATAAAAATGAAAAAAAAATAGATGATGGAGATCAAGAAAATGACAAAAAACGAAAACAGCAGCGAAGTAAAATGGAAGTTACAACAATGTAAACAAGAGCTTCAACAAATGAATATCCCAAAAACGGGGAATAATAAATTCAACAATTACAGTTACTACGAGTTGGATGATATTATTCCTCCAATTACGGATATTCTTGTTAAACATCGACTCTGCAGTACAACATATCAAAAGGATTCGAAGATGTACCTGGAAATTATGGATTATGACAGTAAAGAAACTGTTATCTTTGATACTAGAATCAAGGAGTATCCACAGGATACGAAGAAGCCTCAAGATTATGGTACATTCATGAAGCGTCAACAGGGATTGCAGACATATGCACGTAGGGCATTGTGGCTTGTTGCATTAGATATTGTGGAACCGAATATTATTGAAGCTAATCCAATGAGACCACAACAAAAACAACCACAACCACAACAAAAACAACCACAACCACCTCAAAAACAACAACCACAGCAAAAACAACAACCACAGCAAAAACAATTCAATAAACAAACACAACCAGTACAAACAAAAAAATCAAACAATAAACTTATAAAAGATGATGCCCCGGTCACACAAGAAAAAATCAAACAGATACTTGACCAGGCATATGAAAAAGTAAGACAAGCAGACCTTGACTTCACAATAGAAAACGCTGACTTCACAATAAAGCGTTTATGTGATAACCAAAACTTGTACAAAGCATGTCTTAGGACATTGGAAAGTAAGACTGCTGATAATTTGGAGGGAGTAACTAATGAATAAAATAAAACACTGCCTGGAATGTGGAAAAGTATTCCACATCACCAGTCCTGCAATGAACGCAAAAAGATACTGTTCAAGTACCTGCAGAATAAAACACAATAAAAATAAAACTCGTATCAGTATACGACGATGTGCATACTGTGGAAAAGAATACGTAGCAACACATACAAGACATGTGAGTAAATTCTGTTGTGAAAAGCACAAATACTACAGTCGACTAGAATCAAACTTGAAAAGTGTACGTAAATATCAACAGAAATACACTTTACCAACTAAACAAGCTTGGCTAGGCAACAGCAATCTCAAGTCTCACCTTAAAAGTGAGAATTGGAGCGATGAACTTAGGATGGTGCAAAATGAGTTGAAACGATTACGGATCAAGGGGATGAAGTAAGATGATACAAAAACCTATACAAGTGAGTGACCTGGTGAATTACCAGGAATGTGATGGGCGATATTTTATGCTCAAGTATAAAATGATTGGGCATATCATCAAGGAAACGAAGATATTCATGTATAAACATAACTTGAATGCTTTCCTGTATAAGAATGAAGCATTGTTTGAAAGTAGTTCATTGTATGTGTTAGATGAAGAGTGATGTGACATGACAGGGGAAGATGCTTTCAATGAGTATATGACTTTACGTGTTGAACTCTTAAGGTGGCTCATGGAAACAGATGACAATGTATTAACCGCCATGATAAACACAAGGAAAACATTAAAATATGAAAGCACTGAATTAGATGATGAAAATTTATTCACAAGATATATAAGTGAATACCAAAAACTTGAAAATAAGAGATGGGAAAAATGATATTCGAGAAAATAAATGAAATACAAAAAAAATATGAAATCAGCACAATGGTACGATTACTCGTAGACTTTGATGATAGTAGTAAAACAGCTTTCATCAACACCTGCAAGGAATTAGAGTATAACCCGGACGCTGATGATGAATTAATCTACAGTTGGTATCTCGCAGAAAAAGAAAATATAGACCGTAAAGGAGGTGTTCTAAGTGAATGAAATACTCAAATTTCTGGGTAGTACTAGTTGTGATTATGATAATATTCTTATGCAACTTGACAAATATCATTCACTGAAGAATGAATACAACAATCTACGACAAGAAATAGCAGTAATGGAATTAGACCTTGAAATAAAACAATACAATCTAATTCAATCCGAGGAATACAAAGACCTTAAAATCACAGAAAAAAAAGATAAAGCAAAACGTGAAACAAGCAAAGATACACTTGAAATCATCCACAAGAATAAAGAGAAAGATGATGTGAAAAGTAAGATTGACTTGTTACAATACTGGTTACGTTTTGCATTGCAAGAGATGATCCATGATGTGGTTGATACAGAAACTCAAATCATTTCTTAATCCGAAGAAAGAAGGCAACATAAATGATATGGATTACAGGTTTATTCCTAATCCACATCAGTATATGATGCTTCGAGAAAAAAATGATGAAAGATACAAACACTTGAACAGGTATTTATTTGAACAACTACAACGACCTGTTAATAAGCGAGTTTATTACGAATTAGCTTTACATCTCTTGTTCGAGTGTTGTGATGACGTTGAATGTTACGCACTACTGAAGAGGTTCAAGTTAGATGGATAGTACAATGTTTTGGTTTTACATTTGGGGATTAATTTTAATCCTTTTTATTTATCTTTTCCTATAAAAGGGGTGATAATGTATGACTCTAATCAAAAGGATAACTACCGACATAGCTCGAACACCTATCGTCGAGTCTATGGTGAATACAGATCAGATGAGGAAATGTGAATCATGCAATAACATGAGATGTGATGTATCATTTGAAACATACACCAGGAAGGTATTCAGTTATAATTGTGAACACGTCCCATCTGTGAAATGTAAATATTATACCCCCTATGCAATGGAGGTGAAGGAATAAATGGAAATAAATAACAAAACAATACAAGAATGGCAAAAAAAACTAAATGAAACACATGATTTAACAAGCAGTATAATTGAAAAAGTTGAGGAAATAGTTGCAACTTACCCCACATTCGATGAAAGTATAGATAAATTACATGTATACCTGGAGGACAGGACAATTGTAATTCATACGGATGCAATGATTAATGATGTTATGTTATCCAAATTAAAAGAGTTAGGATTCAATGGGTTTGACATATGTAGTGAAGAAAACCATATAACTGCAATCAACTTACATTATTACGAGGGGGAATAAAATATGGAACAGGAAACTACAAAAATAAACAGGGAATTCATACAATCATTAAATGAACAAATGGAAAACGTAGACTCAAATATAAACTTGCTGAGAAAAGAAATTATAGATATATTTAAAGAGGAAGAAGGGGATCCCATCCCCATCATACGAACACAATTCCTATGTAGAGTATTCGTAGTAGTAATCCATTATGAGGGGATTGTCCATTATGACACGCTGATTAAATTAAGACAATTAGGATTTAGTAGATTAGCAGTTCATAACTCAGATGATACTTTAGCAGTTGATAAATCAGATGATACTGCGGATAACTGCGTTACAATAGAACTCAGGTGATAATTTATGATAAAAGGATTTACCGATATATATGAAGATGAAAAAAAAGAACTAGAAAACCTAGAAGCAGAATTAAACAAATTCATAAAAGAGAATAATAACAGTACAGATATAGAAGATGCGAAAAAACCTATCTATATACTAAACGAGATGGAAGAACACTACCTAAACATGCTCAAAGTGTTAAATGTATCATTGGATATGTTAAATACTACACGTGATACATTCACACGAAGCATAAAAATAATTGATGTTGAAGGTGATGATAAATGATGCTAGGAAAAAAACAAAAATCAACCTTGTATAGTGTGCAATACTGTCGAGAACAAAAAAAGGAAAGAATTATCACTGATGTTATTTGGTGTTTTTCTTGTTTGGTTTTGTTATTGTTGGGTTGTATATTTTTTAGTTTTATTTATTTTGCACTAGTGTAGGGTGGTTAGATTTGGATATAATATGTAATCGTAGTGGTGCAAGAAGGTTGATCTTTCATGCACCTATACAACATATAGAAAAAAAACGTACAAAGAAGGATGGTGATACTATCATACACCATTCTTACACTACTATTTTGCCTGTTGATCTTCAGCGTTTTTTGGGTTATACTGATAAAATTTTTTATCACGTTGTTGATGGTCGTGTATTGCTAGGTGGTGTTGATGATGAGGGGTATTCAATCAGGAAAGATAATGTTATTACTATTCCTTTGAAGTTTTTTGATCCGGCGGGTTTTGATGAGGTATTGTTTATTGTTGATTTAAATAGATCTGTGGATACACCTTACGTTTTGATGAAACTGGGGATGGTAAAATGATACGGTATCTAATTTGTTTCTTATTAGGGTTTGTGATGATGGCAGTCGGATACTACTTACTCGAATGGAGGTTTGGTAAGGAATGGTAACAGTAGAAATAAACACTGACGTAATAATAGCCATAGTTGAAGTTGTAATATCTTTTACTTGCTTAATACTATTTCTCATGTATAAGAATGCAGAGGCGGATGTAGAGTACTATCAAACAATCTTGGAACATGAACAAACGACAAATAAAATGCTACGAAAACGAATTGAAGAACTTGAAAAGGAGGAGGGGATAACAGATGATGAGTAGTCGTGAAAGATTAAAAAGATTAATCGATGAAAGGGTACATCATAAACATGATTGGGATAAAATTCCTGCAATCACAAGTGATGGAATATATACCTATCTCAAGTGGCGTTATGATGATAAGAAAATCTGTGTTAAGAGTAATGATTATGACCTTATTTCACTCATCAAAGAAGCAATAGAGATATACTTGGAAGAGAAGGAAGAGGATTGATAAGGAATGCTAACAGTGGAAATAAACATAGAGGTTCTCATTATATTGTGGATTTTTATCACGATTTGTTTGTTCATTGGATACCTATTTGAACGGCAGGATGCACGATTATACAAGCACTTGTATTATGAGATGTTAGAATGGATTGAAATGCCCGAGAATAAAGAGGAGGAGGATTGACTGCGAATGAATCAAGATGAACGAATGGAAATAATAATACAACGATTATGCGACAGTATACGGATACTGGAACATAACAAACACCTCCTAGAAGACCCCTGTATCAAAGAGATATACGGATATATCCGTGATGCAATGGAGAGGATAGATGATTATAAATGGCATGAGATATTTGATTCACTAGATGAGGAGGAACTGTGAATGATTGAAGAAGATAAAAAACAAACGAGAATTTATACTATAACAGCTAAAAAAGAAGAATTAGATATACTGGAATCCTTGTTTAAAACTATGCAATCGATGGGGATTGCTGGTGCAAGTAGAGCTATAAAACTATTTGTAGATGGAGATGGAGCTTTCCATCCTCGATTTAAAAAATTAATTCTGGAGGAATCATCATCTGTCTTTGAAGAAGATATTGAGAGTATTATTCCTCCTAATGCAGATAAAAAAGCAATATCTCATGGATATGGATTAGTTAAAAGAGATTGTGAAGAATTTAACGGTAATGGTTGGTGGGTTTACTATGACTTCGGATAAGAAATTTATTTCATGACGTGTTACTGGATAGGAATGAATGTGAATTGTATGAGAAGAGGAGGATGATGAGCAATGATGATAGAACAGACAATAATCCTAAACTATGGACAATACTATGAAGAACGAATAGAACTCACAGATAACAAACCTCTTGAGCAGTTTTTCACCGAAAAATACATTGGTCAGAATGTTGATGAAAACACATGGGAATGTGCCTTAGATGATGAGGAGTGTTATCAAGTGTATCTTTGGCTTACATTGGTAATAGGTAATGGGAAAATACGGGATGAGACTTACTTGGAGGGTGTGTTAGAGTTGTATGATGAATTAGTGGATATTGTTAGGAGTGGTATGTTAGACACGATAGAATTAGCGTACCAGTCGAAGGAGGTAGAAGACTGATGCCAGTTGGTGATTTGTTAAACTGGGACTTCCTATTACCCCAGTATACAGACAAAATAACAGAAGAGATACTACGAGAATTACAACCCAAACAAACAGGCGAACTATCAAAACACGATGATTATATAAAAGCAGCAAAAGATTATAAAAAAAATATGAACAAGGTGAGATATATGGAAAATATGAAAGAAAAGAGTATTTATATGACATTTAGTGCAGTACTTGACATGATGAAAAAATATAGACAAAACAACCTATGCTTCAGAAGAGAGGGTTGGAATGGAAAAGGAATGTATATAATGTTATGGACGGATGCTTACATGGGGGAATACCCACCAGATGAAAAAGTAAGAATGGTTTCCTATGAACTTTCTGAAATGTTGGTTTTGAAGACAAGTTATGGGAAGTTTGTCCCGTGGTGTCCTAGTCAGACGGATATTCTCTGTGATGATTGGGTGCTATTGCCTGAGCAACCGAAGACGGCAATAGTTGTTGAGGAAAAAATCAAAACAAAGACAAGAAAAGGAGGACAGACAATGATAGTCGGAGATAAGTGTAGTGAAAGAATGTGTGAAATAATCATGGAAGCAGGAAAAATCAAGGAATCCCAACTACGTGAAACATTACTCCTCGAAGGATATGACCCACGGGTAATCACAGCCAATATCAAGAAGTTATGTGACTATGGAGATATTGAATTTTATCCGGTCATGGAGGTTGTGGATAATGTTATCCTTCGGAATGGTGGAATACCAAACCCCCAAGAAGAGGAGGAGTAAATATTTCTTTAATTAGTATTGAACAAATAATCATAAATAATATGTTAAGGTATAATGAATACATTGAACAAGTAAAAAATCAAATAAAACATGCGTATAAAGTACCAATGCAACCAGTACCATTCAATGTAATAATACAAAGTAACCATAACTATGAATTATTAAGATTATCCTTTGCTTTTTACTGTTTACTAAAAAAGGATATACTTGTAATTCAAAAAGGTATTCCCATCAACAATACAAATATTTATTTTCCATTATTCCACATACCCACAAGATATTTAAGAACAATAACAATAAAAACAGTGCATGATGAAACAAAACAAGAAACAGAACTTATTTATTGTATTGATACAGATTTATTGGAGGGAATTGAACAATGACTGTAGAAATGTTACCGAAAGACACTTATACTATAAAGACCTACTATATAGTATACCAATATAGTAAAGGTGATATATAGTATGAAAATTGAAAGAAACACTAAAGTACAAAAAGGCAAAGGAGTATTAACCACTAGTATACCCCAGACGATATCTGAAATAATGGATATACAAAAAGGGACACCTCTTATCTGGAAACTCACAGATGAAGGGAAAGTCACCATCCAAAAAGAAGAAGGAGATGATGCTGATGGTTGAATGTATTTTTTGTATTCACTTCAAAGGTATAGATAAAGAGGATTACTGTCCATATGATGGACAATACCACTGGGAATATTATGAGTACTGTACATATCACGAGGGTACCCTGGAAGATCTTGACATATACAGGGGGACTGGATGTGAACATTACCAGGGGGTAAATAATGATTGAACTAGGGATAATTGAAGCAGGAGATGAAGATGATCCAAAAAGTTAAATTATAAATATAATGTTAAACAAAAATAGCTACTAGAAGGCTTTCTCGTTTTTGTGTTCTTCTTTCGATGTGTTTGGTATTGCAGTACCAAATACAAAAAAACACATTTTCACGTGTAAGCATTGTTTGACTACTTTTAATTAATATTACTTTTGTTTGTAATTAAACATGTACTCCTCACGATTATACCTTGTTTGTGCTTTCATTTTTTTGATTATTTTGTATTTAATTAGTTCTATGTGTTTTTTGTCTCGTGTTATGTATCTAATTATTGCTTGTTTTAGTTATCTTGCTTGTTTATACTGTTATTAATATGAATGTATAATATTGGAGGAGGTAAACATAGTATGATGGATGTTGTGCCAGATTAAAAAGTATTGTCCAGAATGCAATAGCACAATATTCCGAGAAGATATCATCCACGCTGAAGTATATTGCCTCAAGTGTGGACTTGTACTAGTTGCCCCTCCAAAGACAGGATTGGTATTTCCTGGTTTCACATATAAGAAAAAAGAAAATGATAAAAAATTAAACTAATTCTTCTTTTAGTTGAATTCGTAGATTTCTATCAAAAGTTTTTTTTTCTTTCCATTTTTCATTCTCCCCCCCTGCTGATCTAAGGGGGGTTGAAATGTTAAATAAATTATTTAGTTAATTATCCATTATGCGTCTCTTAAATTTATTCTCATTTAACTATGGGTACATGTGAAGAAAGTTTTGAGTATACAGTTTATAATTTTTTTAGTTTAAAAGTGGGGGATAACGGATTATTTTATGGGCATGATGTAAATCCATCCTTACTTGATATGACATGGCTGGAAACTACATTTTTTTTTGTATAATTTATATTTCATTTTTTATTAGAGTAAAATATTGTTTTTTAATTATTTAAACTATTATTATCATGTTCAAATAAGTATATCATTTTGAATTGGGATATAAAAAGTTATTACATTTGATTATTCCTTTATTTTCTCCGAAGATTATTTATTAGTTGATATAATACGATATGTGACATTCTATATATTCATGTTTAACAACTCATAAAAGGTTAAAATTGTATAAAAACTAAAACGTGGAAAAGACTTATAACCATACTGGATGTTATAAGCAAGTGTTGACTCCTATAAAAGAAAAAAAATGGGTGTCTAGCTACCGGTTGGCATAAGTGATTATTAATGTACAAACATTTAATTTTTTTTGATGTGATGGTTACCCATAATCCTTTATTCTCCAGTATTCAATACTTCATTTATTCCATAGGGAAAGAAAATATCTTTAAGAACTCCCTTTTCTAAATTTAATAATGTATGGGTTTTTTTTTTAATTGAATTGTTATTTATTCCCCTTTTTTTTGTTTTTTTTATATTCACCACCAATTGTAATCAAAAAAAAAAATATTAAATAAAAAATGATTATAGATGGTAAAAAATTATATAATGTCATTACTTCCTTCAAAATAAAAGAAGAAACAAAAAAAATAAAATGGTAAATAATACTCAGATTAAAAAAAAATAAAAACGGAAAAAAACAAGAAAAAAAGAACAGGAGGTTCAAACCCTCCCCCATACCAAGAATCATGATCACAAGAAAAAAAATAATAAAATAAATAAAAATAAAACCCCGAGGTGAACAAAACAAAATGAAAATAAACAACACAACACTAACAACAGACAAACTAGAAATAACAATACAACACCCAAACAAGCTACACAGCAAAACATTCAAAAGAGGATACTACAACGACACACAAGGAATATACCTCTACGACCAAAAACACACAAGAAAACAATTATCCTGCTTCCACCTAACCACAATAACAATAAACAAAACAAACATAGAAACAGAATGGACAAAACAATGGAAAAAAGATGCCATACTAACATTCACAACAACAGAAGAAGACACACTAACACTATCATTAGATGATCCCTCTAACATCTTCCACTTCTGTGATGACTATGACTACTTATTCAACACGTGCTACAAAACACATCCACCCCTCCAAAACTTCCATGAATACTTGACAATATTACTCCATGAGGTGTATCATCAGTTCAATGTTGAATTATACAGTTTGTACAGTAACAAGCAACCGTACACCCTTGATGCAACAGGTACAATCTGCATGGATGGAGTACGTGGAACAGTAACAATACTTGACAATAAAGAAAATATGGTAAAAGATGGAACATTAACAGTTACTTGTGGTGAAAACACTAACACTACAGACCTGGCAAAGATATATGAAGAAACAGGAAGCACCATTTACCCATGGACTATCGTAAATGATGAAGAAGAAAACATCATCATCACTTATACCAACATGAATGGAGTAGCAATATCTACTGAATTGGATAAAAACGGACTTCCAATATTACCAACAAGTGAAATAATACTTGAAGATGTAACAATGCAGTATGGAGATAATGTAAAATTACCAATTGAAATAGTAAGTAATGATGAAAGCATTATCAATGAGGGAACAGTAATATTAAGATACCAAGGAGCAGGAAAAACAATAACAAACATTCCAGTAATAAATGGTAGTGTTGAGGTGGATATACCCGCATTTAAACCAGCAACTTATACAATACAAGCAATATATAAAAGTAATGGTAATTATGAAGATAGCACAGCAACCGCAACATTAACAATAAATAAAGGTGATGTACATTTCCAAGTGGATACAAATAATTTATTTGTAACAGTTCATGGTGCAGTAGCGGTGGATGCTGTTTTACTTGACCAAAACGATAATCCAGTAACAAGCCATCAACCCAATTGCCTTGTAAAATATGGAGGAAAATCAACATTATTTGACTTAGAGGAAGATGGACATGTTCCAGAGTATATAAAAACAACTGTATTCCTTAATCGTAGTTATGATTATGAAGTCCTTTTTGTTGCAGGATTAAATAACTATTGGAACGAGGTAAGAAATTCATATGATGTTACAACAGAGCAGGAACCCGTTTGGGATTTATTTGCAAGAGAAATAAACGGAAATCCCGGACTTGAATTAATAACAATTGGTTTCCCTCCCGAACAAGTTGTAACGGCATATATTGATGAGGTAAATGTTGGTGAATTTATAATCCAAGATAATACGGAGGTAAGAGATGGGGAGGGTACGGCAATACTTGAATTATCGGATGAATATGCAGGAAATCAAGTTGTAACCCTTAAAACAACATTTATATGGGATATAGGACAACAAGAGTATACAAGAGAGTATACAAAAGAATTTAACATAACAATATAAAAAAAAGGAGTATGAAATAATATGATAAAAGATACAGATGATAAAAAAATAATATTTGATAAAAATAAAAAATTCAATACAAACAACTATGAAATAAGAAACCAAGTAAACAACCGTGAAATACAATTAAACGATGAAACAATCCTCCACGCATGTATAACCGACATAACATTTGATACAACTAAAATAACAATCAACTTCCTATCAAAAGATGACCTTGAATTTACATATGAGATAAGCAAGGAAGCAGAAACAGGAGAAATCCCCGATTACTTACAAATCAATGAAACCGACATTGTACAACTTGCAATAAAAATATACACATTAGAAGCTTACAAAGTATTTATGAACGATACAACACTACCAGAAGCAGCAGCAATAAACGAGTTACAAGCACAGATAACAGATTTACAAGATACAATAACCGATTTACAAGGTACAATAACAGAAAAAGAAACAACAATAACCACATTAAATGAACAATTAGAAAATACAATCAAAGCAGATGAAATATTATCATTTACAGCGGACTTTGACCTTAGCCAATTAACATTAACTCCAACAAGCATTGCAGGACCAACTGGACAAATTGCAGTAGCAGCAATTAAAGTTAGTGCAATTTATAATAATGCAGATATGTTTTATTCAACATCATTTGCGGGATGGTGGGAAGATAATGTAGAATTAATTAGTTTTAAAATGTTAAATGAAACATACAATCCAACAATAAATAACAATGATGGAGCATGGACATTTAGCACTCAGAGTAAGGAAATATCTATTATTTATCAAGTTACCCTATCATCACCATATGTGGATATTCCAGAAAGTGGGCTTGTTCCTTTTGAATTAATATTTAAAAATAAATCTAATAATAAACTTGTAACTATTGCAGATACATATGATACAGCCACTTCCCAATTTATTGGAGAATAAATAAATAATTTAATCCTTTTATTTTTTTTTGTTTATACCCTTTTATTTTTATGAATGTAATCTATAACACAAAAAGGATAAAAGGAGAAAATCAAAAAAATGAAAATTGAATATATTGATATGGGAGATGTATCTTCCCAAGATAACAAGGATTATTTGATAGTATCAACGATAAATAAAATCATAGAAAACCAAAACAACATCGGAAAAATCATAGACGATAAAATAATATACCATACAAGCCATATCGATGATGATATAACAGAAATAAACAATGATTTAAACTTAACAAAAATAAAAATAAATGAAATCCTAGAAAACCAAATCATGCTATCACAACAAGTGGAGAAATTAACCAAACCAATAGAAGATTCGGAAGATACAGATGCAGATGCAAGATGCCAATGTGAAAAGGCAGAACCACAATTTGCACCTAATAATGATGATGGTATATTCATAAATGATGGTACATTCATACTAATGAAAACAGACCAACTAAAACATATGGTAAACACCTTGACTTTGTTAATTGATGAACTAATAAATAATATACAATGAGTTAAACAGAAGATAATAAAAATGATAATCGGGGAAACACTAAAAAAACTAAGAAAACAACAAGGATACACACAAAAACAAATAGCAAAATACCTCCACATTAGCCAAAGCTTATACGCAAAATATGAAACACAAACCCGTAACCCACCAATAAAAATAATAAAAAAATTATCAACATTATACAATTGTAATGAAGAGTACATCCTATATCAAGAGGGAACACCCCCATTAAACCAACAAATGTTCCACAATAAAAAAATGGATCTACAAACAATAGCTAAAATGAATAAAATTTGCCTAAACTTACAAGAAATGATAAAATTATATGAAAACCAACAGCATTTAAAACAAGTAAAAGAATAACCATAAAAACAGAAAAAATAACATAAAACAAAACATTATTAATATATGTTAAAATAAGTATTTAAAACCATAAGAATACACACCAATCCATACCAAATATAATATAAAAAAAAAAGATCATGAGAGTAAAAGAAGATGACAACTGAACTTCCACCAAGATACAAAAACAAAGATGGAAAAGAAGAAAGTGTACACTCTTATGAAACCTTTTACAACATCTACATCAAATCAGACAAAAAACTAACAGCCAAACAACTAGCAAAACTAAGTGGATACACTGAAAATACATGTCAAAACTGGATCAAAGAAAATAAATACATTGAACGAAAAGCAAAAATCAAAGAAGAAGAAGCAAAAAAACAACAACAAAAACAACAATCACTCATGGACATAATAGGCAGCACACTAGAAGACCAAATCAAACTCAACACACTAACCGACAATGGATTCATGATGAAAACACAAAACCTAATGCAAGAATACAGTGAAGACAACCAACTACAACTAGAACACCTAGACATCAACAGCAAAACCTACAAAAAACTACAAGAAGCACAACGAATAGACAAAAAAAGACCACTCATTACAATTGAAACAATACAAGCATACCATACACTACAACGTGATACAATAGAACATGAAGAAGAACAAACAATACTCGAAGAAGCAATGGAAGCCAAAGAAGAAATACGAGAAATCAATAACCTGGAAAAACTAGTACAACTAAGACGGGAGATGCAAGACGATGAATACTAACAGTATCTCATTCAATCAGTATCCCTCAGATAACCTTGTAGATTGGTTTGAACATATTCATTACAATATGCGAATCCTGAAATGGCAATTACCACTAGTGGAAATGTTAACCTATGCTGAGCAGGGGAAGGTAAGTCGTCTTTGTGTATCTGCACCTCCACAACATGGTAAAACTGAACTCGTAGTAAATACATTCCTCTCATACTACATGGTGAATAATCCCAATGATAAAGTGATTGTTACAGCATATAGTGAAAGTCGAGCAGTAAAGTATGGGACCTGGATACGTGACATACTCAAATACTACAAAGATGACACACTATTTAAACCCACACTACGACAAGACTTCAAGAAGAAAAATAATTTCATGTTTGATGAACCATACAAGGGTGAACTGATAGCAACTGGAAGTCACGGTGCAATAATGGGAAACCCTGCAAACCTCATAATCATTGATGATCCAATAAAAGAAATACAAGAAGCTCAAAGTCCTACAATGCAAGAACATCTACGTGACTGGTATTATACCACAATTGATACCCGTCTACGAAAACGTTATCGACGTCACAAGAAAGCATTACCCCCACTACTTTTTGTCGTAGCACAACGACTCAACCTATTTGACTTACAAGGAATCATCCTAGAAGAAGAACCTAGCATTGATGGAAAAACAGCACTACAAAAACTAAGAAGTGGTGAAACAATACCTAGTGATACATGGGTCAATATGAACTTTCCATCACTTAGCTTGGGGAAAACAGAAGACATACTAGGAAGACCCAAGAACACACCATTATGGAGTTCTCATCGAAACTATGATGATCTTGTCAACACCAAACGCAGAATAGGATCATACAGATTCAACATGGTATATCAGGGAACACCAACAGCACTACAAGGAACATTATTCCTACGTGAATGGTTTTATAACCCAGATGGAACACTCAAATGCACAGTACCCATCGAGCTTGTACCTCAACACCTACGATGGATGCGTACATATGACCTTGCAGCAAGATTCAAACATACTGATATGAATAGTGCAGATGAAGTAGCAGGAACACTAACCAGTACTGATCCTTTGATGGAAGTAATGTACGTGGATGGAATGGTAAATGGTAAATTCACTGCACATACACTACTCAATACATTAAAAAAGACTATTAAAACAGATGGGTATCGTGTAACAACTAATATCGAACAAGAAGGTGCAAGTCAAAGTGGATTATTTATCACACAGATCATGGAAGAATTTTCAAATTATAACATAATCAGTCATAAACCTGTAGGTAGTAAAGCGTATAGGACTATAGAACTTCAGGCATTAGCTGAGACTGGTCGACTGAAATTCATTACACGTGATGAGCGTAGCAATGAATGGATTTATAAAGCAGTAGATCAACTGATTGAATTTGACGGAAAAGATAGTAATGCAAGATTAAAGAAGCATGATGATATAGTAGATAGTCTGAGTGCCTCTGCGAATCATTGGCTTCAAGAACGTAACCGTCCAAGAATATAATATCATGGTGGTGGTTAATATTGTAAGAAAGAACTATAAAGAAAGTTATAAAACCAAAATAAAAAAATCACAAAAGAATATGAAAACAGAAAAAAATGATACAAATATGATTCACGATGAAGAACAATTACTCAGTGCATCATACCTAGTAACCGTTGATGACTATGACACCATGAGTAATCCCCGCCTCATTGACCGTGCAGTGTTCAATCAATTGCAATACAAGAACACTAGCATCAAGATGAGCGAAACTGCTCAAATCAGTGAATCAGAATATGGAACAGAATTCAAAACACCCGAATATCCATTGAAGTTTCTTGCAGGATTGTTGGATGTGAATCTCTTTCACTACGATTGCTGTGAAATGGTGGGATTGGATTGTGTCAAGAATGGGTATGATGTAGTAAAGAATGGTGTGGATACTGCTCAACTCAATGAGGCAAAAGTCGAACTGCAAGAATGGCTTAATAACTTACCTACACCTATCCTGGACATGTTCCAAGAAACTATCATGGATTATGAAGCGATTGGTTGTGGTGGTGTAGAAATCATAAGAGAACAATCATTACTATCTCCTATTGTAGATTTTAATCATTTGAAGGTTGTGAATTGTAAACTTCATAGTGATGATAAACGTGTTCTTATGGAGATGGGTGGTAAGAAGGTATGGTTCTTCTTGTATGGTACTAATTATGATGAAGATAATCGTATGATGTACTTGAATCGTCATACTGGTGAGTGGAGTTATGAGAGTTTTGGTGTGGATGATGATGCTCATGAATTGTTATGGTGGCGTGAATATAAAACGGGATGTAACAGTTACGGTAGTGCAAGAATAACAAAAGCATTGGACATCTTAGAACTTGAAATAGGCAGAACTAATTTTAACATAAAATTCTTTGAAAACTATGGATTACCAGCATTTGCAGTGTATATTACTGGTAACTTCAGAGATGAAGAAATGAATAGATATTTGCCTGATGGATCTGAGAATCCAGACTTTGATGTGACAAAAACATTACGTTACCGACTTGCACAGCAGATTGAAGAAGTTATCAAGAATCCTCACAGTGCAGTAGTACTCAGCCTCCCAACCACAGTCGGTGCAGGAGAAGTCAAAGTAAACTTTGTACCATTATCCACTGATATTAAAGAAGCAAGTTTCCGTATGATGCGACAGGACAACAAAGATGACATCTGCAGTGTCCATAAAATAAGCAGCAACCTCGTTGGTGCTAGTAAAACTGGTGCATTAGGCGGTAACGTACTTGAAGCAGAAACAAAAGTATACCAGGAAAACAAGATACAACCAATCCAAAAGGTATTCACTAATCCATTTAACAAGCTTATTCATGATGAAGTGGGAGTTACATTCCAATATAATAACGATGGATTAAGTTTCAAGCTGTTGGAGTTATTGAAACAAGATATGGATATAGAGTTGGATCGTGTACTGAAAGAAGTTGAAAATGGATTGATTACAATTTACGATGGACAGGTCAAACTATCTAAGACTTTGAATATCATACCTGATGAGGATGAACCGTTACTTCGTGAATACTTTTATAAAGGACGACCATTACGGGATTATTTCTATGGATCAAGTACTGGTGTGGTGGATGATATGTCACTAAGGCAATTGGAGTATCAGCTTGGTGGTGTTGTAAAAAATGCAAGAAAAAGTAGATCTCTTAAAAGCGTTAAAAGTAATGCAAATAAGGGAACAATTAACTATATTAAACAAAAGCTTCGAGGATGAACAAGAGGCAATGGATACTTTGAAGGGACATCTTGAATCTTCTTTTTTTAATACGATTTGTAATGCTGTGTTGGAGTTGTATCGTTGTAATGATGTTGTGTATGAGTATATGATTGAAGAAGTTGTGTATGGTATGCGTGATGAATTGCAGGATATTCTACTCGGTGATATATATGATTATTACTTGAAAGTAAGTGAAAATAGTGAAGCACAAATAAATAACAGTTACAATCAATCAAACACAGACTACATCCTCGACTATGTAAAAAAATCAACCAGTGATAAAAATATATTAAATGACCTGGTAAACTTCCAAGATGTCATACAAGAATATGACCTATCTACAATACTACGACAATACAATGTACAACAAAACATTAACCAAACCGGCAAACCACAACTACTCAAAAAACCATTCATAGACATAACCGACATCACAGAAATATTTGAATATGAAGTTGACCAGGCAGTAACAGACTACCTTACCAATAACATGTTCATAGCAACAGAATCCACACTAGAACGAGTAACCGGTGAACTATTTGACATCATAAAAGAATCCTACGCAGACAGAGGCGAAGGAACAGACACAGTAACAACAGATATAATCAACAAATTCACAGAACTACGAGAATACGAAGCAGAAAGAATAGCAAGAACCGAAACACTAAAAGCACAAGGCAATGCAAACTACATGCGACTACTCAACAATGACTCAGTAGAATACAAACAATGGATGGCTACAAATGATTCAAGAACACGTGACAGTCACAGTGAACAAGACGGTCAAATCACTTACGTTGATGGAACATTTGCAAATGGATGTCAATATGAGGGAGATACAAATGCGGAAATAGAAGAATGGATCAATTGTCGATGCACTACAACTGCATTTTATCCTGAACCGGGTATGGTTCCACCTGCAGGTGCGGAGTATTGGTTTGAAGATGAAATGGTTATTGATTTAGATGTAGAGAGGTATGATTATCTTGTTGATGTCCCAGAGTTTATCCCAAGTTTCTGGTAGAGTCTTTGAATTATTGCCGGATGGGAAAATAAGAGTATTGATGAAAGATGGCAGCAGTAAAGTTTATGATGATCTTCATGAAGCTTTATTATACAAAATAAAAAATTAAGATATGGAGTTGATAATGATGAATACATATGAATACAGATTAAACAGATTAAAGAATGTATTATTTGAAGCAGAAAGTACACTTGAAGCAAATCGCAGTAATCTTGATGATGAAACAATTAAACAAAGAGAATTGTTTATCACGAAACTAAAAGATGAACGTGAAGCATTACTCAAAGAGTTAGGTGTTAATACCAAATCTCAGAAGAAGTCAAGTGATACAGATGACACTACAAAGGCAGATAAAAAAGCAGATAAAATTAAAAATAAATCCAAAGCTAAAAAAGAAGATGATAAAAAATGAAAGTAACAATAATCACAAAGAATGGCAGAAAGTATGAGCATAAAAATATTACGAATGTCATTGAGCGTACTAGTAGTACTAGTGGGATTACTTGGCTTGTCTTGAAGAAGTTGAGTCATAAGAATGTGTCTAGTGATGAGAAGGCTGAACGTGATTTCTTGAAGGTTGCTGTTGATTGTATTGAAAGCATTCAATATGAATGACTTACTTTAACCCCCGTGTTTTTCTTTTTGGTGTTCAAATTTTCACACCAACTAGTAAACATTTACTTATACAAATTTTATAATTGTTGCGATTGTGTTCAAAATATTTTCATAACTGTTGGCATACAAGAAAACATAAATATAACTATCTTACTGCAAAATGTAAGACGCAACACCTAAAAAAAAGAATAAAAGTAGTCAAGAACTACCCCCCAAAAAAAAGAATAAATACACTGGAAAAACTAGGCCAAATAATAAAGTTTTTCCTCCTAATTATAGTATATACAAATACTATAATATAAAACTTAGCACCAAGGGTAAATATGACAATAACAGTAACAGGACCAATCCTACTTCCCAAAACACCAGACTGTGACTATGCTGATGGTGAAGCATTACTCAGCAATGAAAAAATACAAAACCTAGTAGAATCCTACAAAGACTACCAAATCATAGACTACGAACATCAATTCACAAATCCTGAAAGCCCATTATTCATGCAAACAGTAGGAAAACCAATCCGAACATTCATTGTAGATGAAGCGGTCACATTCACAGATGTAAGTGACACTCAAATCACAGTACCTGCCGGTACTGCATGGCTTGAATGTGTCATTGATGATCCAATAGTGGAAAAGGAAATAGATGAAAAATTAATCGTAGCATATAGTGTAACAGTAGCAGAAGCAGAAGATGCACAATACTTCCTGTCATTGTACAATAGTACAAACAACAAATCTAGCAATAAAAGTAATGAAACATACAGTAGACATCAACGTATCACAAGAAAAAGAGTATTAATAAGTGACATTGTAAACCCTGAGTTATTGACAGTTAGTGTTGTGAAGTTTCCTTGCGTGTACAAAGCAAAATTCTGTAAACGTAGCATCAAACATGATGAGGGTATAGGATTGGAATATAGCGAAAAAGGTGATAATATGACTGAAGATTATACTAATGAAACATTTATTGAAAATATCAAAACAGAAGTAAGTAAACTTCTTGGAAGTAACAAAGAAGATGCAGAACAAAAACAAGATGAAGAAGAAACAGAAACACAAGAACCAGTAGAACAAAAAGAACCAAAAGAAGAATATGTTACAAGTGAAGAACTTGATGAAAAACTTGACAATTTCAAAGCAGAAATAATTAGTGAAGTAGTTGATGCAATTTCTCAAGTAAAAGAGGAAGATGCAAAAGACAAAAAAGAAGAAGAACCTCAAAAAGAACAAGAAGAGGAAAAAAAAGAAGCTGAAAAAACCACATCTGAAGAAGAAACAGAAGAAGAAACAGAAGGGGAAAACCAAACGGAAGAACCAAAAGAAGAACAAAAAGGTGAACCAATCCCAGTCAAATCAAGTGTGGGAAAAGCATTCAGTAAAAAAGCAGAAGAAAACAAAATCAAAAACAAAACGGCTCAACCAAGCCGTAAAACAACACTAAAACATGAAGGAGGACAACAATCCATGAAAACAATCCATGAAAGAGATTTAATTTCAAACGCAATAAAAGGAGACGGCACAAGCATCAAAAGTGCCTTGAAAGACAACACCAAAATAATTTACAACACAAGAGAATACAACCTAGTACCATACTACCAACACAAAGGAGTACTCAACGGACTCAACAAAGCAGGTAAACACGTATTCCAAGAAAGTTTCAGTGAAGAAGAAACCAACAAAGCAATATTATCCACAGAGCTATTTGCACAGTACGTAAGAGAATTAATCACACCTGAAGCAATCTTCGACCAAGCAAACTACATGACAGTATACGGTGAAGAAGCACCAATCAGAAGAGTAAAAGCAGCAAAAAGCTGGACCAGTCAAGACGGACACCTACCTGCAAATTACTACTTCGACAACATACCAGAAGCATCAGAATTACTACATGAAAAAGATGTTGTAAGACCAGTAACACAAAGAGATCTATTCACAATCAGTGACCGTCAACTTAGAAACAATGTATTTGGTGACGACCTACTTGACGTAAGCCTCGAAACAATTAAGGAAACATTTTACAACGGTGTATATGCTGCAAGAATCCTCGGTGACACCGATAACGATGGTCAAACATACACACCAACTGGTGGAAGTGCAACCGACATAGACAAACAATTCACAAGAAAAGACGGATGGGTAAAACAAGCAGGTGTACAACTTGAAAGTACAACCGACTTTGACGCTGACAATATACTCGACCTCTTTGACACAATGTACTACAGCCTCCCAGAATATGCTCAACAAGAAGGAAACTACGCATTCTTCGTACCAAGTCAAGTAAGAAGAGCATTCTACAACCACTTTATTAAAAACAGTCGTGAAAGCAAAATTGACCTTGTTAGTGAACAAAGAGCATTATACTTCAACAATATCCCAATTCTTACAAGTAAAACATTATCTTCAGCTGAATTCAGAAACATGTTAACTGGTGGAGATGCAAAAGTCTTATTAACCAATCCACAGAACACTATCCTCGGTGTAGGAAGAAGCTTCGGTATTGAACCAGAACGTCACGCTGATACAAGCAGTACCTACTACTACCTCACATTGGATACTGATGCGAAATATGCAAAACCTGAGGAAGCAGTTGTAGCTACAATCGGTGCAGATGACTACGCAACCTTACCAGTCACAACCGAACCATAGATAATACAAGTAACAGAATAATTAATTTTTCCCTCACTTCCCTCCTTTTTTTTAGATATAAACATTTGAATTAAATCAAATAATGGTGGTGAACATATGACCTTAAAATACTGCACAATAGATGATGTGAAAAACCTAAGTCGTGTAACACCGAACAAACTAGGACTTGAAAAAACAGAAACAGAAAAACTTGATAACATCCTTGATGGGTGGATCCTCGAAGCAAGTGCATTAATCGATGACTACACAGAAAACCCGTTAACATCCACTGAACAGGCAAATCAAGTAACAAAGTATTATGTGTATAAAAATCTTGCTACTCGTATTGTAGCGAATATGTGTGCACTCAGTGCCGCTTATAAAAGTCATAGTGTAGTGAAAGTGAATGACTGGACTATCCGAACAGTACCCTCAGAGATATTTCCAACTGCGATGAAAGAAGAACTAGAGAGCTGGAAAGCAACAACTACCGGTACAAGTACAAGATTCGGGATATTAACAGTAACTGGTGAAGGAGTTATAAAATAAAATGAAACTTCAAATAAGGTTAGAAGATCATCTGACCTTTACAAAAATACCTCCTGATGCTGTAATCAAACAATTCTTGAAAATAAGTAGTGAAGAATTACTACGAACTGTCCGAAAAGAAACACCCGTAGACAATGGTCCTCTACGAAGAAGTTGGACACCCAAAATAAGTGGAAATCGTTTAACTCTTACTAATAGTCGAAACTATGCAGTATTCGTAGAAAAAGGTACTGGTATCTATGGGCCGAGAGGACATCGAATATTCCCAAAATCTGCAAGTGTATTACACTGGCAAGGAAAAGGAACTACACATACAATCAGCAATGGTAGTACTTCCTATACAGTATCCAGTAGTGGACAAGGAATATTTGCGAGAAGTGTACAAGGTAGACCTGCAAAGCATATGGCAGAGCGAGGACTGGAACAATACACATACAAAGTACCAAAACTGTTCCATAATGCGGTTACACAAACACTCAAAAAATAAGAAAAGAACAATAGGTAGAGAATATGGCATATTACGTAGATATGGTAACACCACTGCAACGAATACCACTAGCATTCAGCAGCTGGATAGAACAAGAAATCAAACCCGATGGATTACTTGAAGAAATAGACAAATACTGTCAAACATTCCGTACAGATGGACCAGTACTCAATCATGAGATATGGGTACATAAACTTGACTGGACTATCCGAGAAGATGAAACATATAGCATCGGCGACAGTATGAGTACAATAGAATATCCATTTGAGGTAGCAATTATTGTCGATGCACTTGATGACTTTGAAGCTGCAGAACAGAAAGCAATACAATTACAAGCCAAGACAATAATGAGCATCTTTAAGAATTATGATCCACGCATATTCCCCAACGGTGAAGGATACATCAATCACTTTGCACTTGAAACGGGTTATAATGATGGTAGTCTTGATGCAATCAACAGGGAAGATGACGTGATTATTAAGGGATTCAGGTTAACATTGACAATTGTAATTGATTGGATTGAATGTATGAAAAAAGCAGTGAACGAGGGAAAAACTGACGGATAAAACAAGAAAAAAAATAAGATGATGGAGGTTAAATAAGATGGCAAATTATGTAGGTATCGTGTACACAGATGATGGACATAGATACGGATGGGATTCATTCCTAGAAGGAAACAAAAGCCCACAATTCTATCTTAAAAATGATAGTCAAAGCCCTGACTTGAACATTGAAGACTTTGACAACGAAGACGTAAGAAATGGACTTGACGAGTACCGTAATGGTTACCCAGAACCTCAGGGGGATGTAACAGTAACTGCACATACCAAATCTGCTCCAACCATATTGTATGGTGTGATGGGTAATTATATTTACACTGCCGGTGGAGTGACTGTTGAAGCAACAGAACAAGATGCAGAAGATGAAGTATTTAACGTTCATGAATTCTGGATTGGTGAAAACCTTGAAAGACCAGAATTCTGTGCAGAATTCGCATACAGTGACTTTTTACTAAAACGTATTTACGGTGGTATATGGGATAGTATGACATGGAATGCAACTCTTGACAAAACCACTGTAGAATTAGGATTGATCTACCGTGAGGAAGCAGTAAAAGACATTTACCTCGAAGCTTACAAAGAAAACTTTAGCTTATTAAAAGCACTTCCTATTGTAGGTTACGATTATGAGGTAGCTATCATTGATCCTGGAGCAGATGATGAAGAAGCAGTACTACAGGATTATGCTAGTCAATGTTTCAAAGAAGTAACAATCACAATAGAAAACAATCACGCTACAGGTGAAGATGCAAGATGCCTGGGTAGTATGTTGTACGGTTTCAAACCAAGAATGGAAAGTTGTAATATTGAAATAGAAGCAACAACCAAATTCGACAGACGTAACTATGAATTCATTGTGGGTGCAATGCACAACGGATACAACCCTAACAGTAACCGTTGGAATAAGCTTCAAGCTTGTCAAACATTCAACAAGAAAGTTATCTTGAAAGCTCGTAGTTGTATTGACCCAAATGAATACATTGAATTCAGATTCCCTAAGTGTCGTGTAACACTTGACCCGATTGATGGGGATAGTAACGTGATTGAGGCAACTTTGAAACTTCAACCGTTCACAACTGAACAGGTGCTTCTGTTTGATGAACAGACAAGAAAAACTACACCTATGTATGCGAAAGTTGTAACGAAAGCAGGACGTGTAGATGTAGATCGTACATACTAAAAAAAAAGAGAGAGAAATAGATAGTTAATATAAGAATAATTATATTTATTGGAGGTTAAATAACTTGACATTTAAAAAATTACAACAACTTGCGACTGGAACCGCAGAGATAGAAGTAAACGGTGAAAAACAAGTAGTAAACAAATTAAAAATATTTGAAAAAGAAAAATACAACCAAATCATCAACAAAGGACTTGGAACAATCAAAACAGGAATAAATGGAAGAGACAGTAGTCAACAAGCTACCCTCAATGTTGAACAGGTCACAACTGCACAAAACAAAGCAGATAACTACCTGATTAAAACAACATTCAAGGATGAAAATATCACAGATGATGATATCAATAACCTCTATGAGATATATCCTATTCTTGTATCTGAGCTTAAACGTATCAATGGTATCAGTGAAGTTGACGCTGATCAATTGGCTGATGATATAAAAAATTAGCTTACAGTGATGAAGCTCAGCATTATATCCGCATGGAGTTTTATGGTTATCATGTATTTAATGCGGATTATCGGATGCTTACTGAAGAACAAGCATTATTCCTTGATTTTGGCTTATCTAAGTTGTATAATGATATGAATAATGCCGATGGTAAGGAGACTAAGGAGTTGGAACGGTTGAAGAGAAAATCTAATCGACGACACTTTTAAGAGTGATTAAATTAATTTTAAAATTTTTTTATTGCAAACCTTTCCCCCTCACTTTTTTCTTCTTACCATCTTTTTTTTTTAATTAATTATTTTTTGGAGTTATAATATTATGCAATTAAACACTCAACAGTTGGTAATTTGTTCTCTTACCGCTATTGCGTTATCAACACTTGTTAGTTTGACCATTGCAATTCTTGTTGCGAATCTTCATGAACTAGAAATTTTTGCACTGTATTTCAACGTAATCAGTGGGGTTACTGGTGCATTAGCAGGTTTATACATGGGAAAACGATTAGCAGATGGGGAAGAAGTTATCACAATAGAACAACAAGAAGAAGAGGATAAATGTTAAAACAGTTACAATATGTAACAAAAATCACAATTTTTTTTATTATATATAAATTAAGTAGGAGGTAAATAAAATTGGTATCAAGTGAAACACTACAAATAATAATAGATGCAAAAGACCTTGTGAGCAACAAAGCAAACCAAGTAAAGAACGCATTAAAACAAACAGGACAAGCAGCACAACAAGCAAACAACCAAGCAGCAAATAGTACCAGTAGAGTAACAAGTGCATACGAAAGAGTACGAACCAAAGTAACAAATGTATGGAACAGTATCAAAAACACGATAAAAAACAGTTCAACATACAAAGCAGTCAGTGAATCCGCACTAGCACAACCATTCATGAATGCAGCTGAGAAAATCAAACAACGATACAGTAGCATGGCAGAAACCGTAAAAAGCAAACTAAGAGAAATAACAGGAACAACAGGAAATGAAGCAAACAACAGTAATTCCAAACTCAACATCTTATCATCTGGTTTTACCAAACTCAGCTCAATGGGAACATCTGCAATAACCAGATTAAAAAGCGGCTTCAGTACACTACACGGTACAATGTCCACAGTCAAGGGAAAAATATCCAATCTCGCAAGTAGCTTCAGTGGATTACAAGGTGTAATAGCAGGAGCATTAGGAGCTTTAGGTGTTTCAAGCCTTAAGGCATTTACAATTGATGCAGCAATTGCACGTGAAAAAATCAATGCAGTAACAAAAAGCCTCGTAGGTACAGGTGCAGAATACCAGAAATTAAACAGTATAATCAAGTCATCTGTAGCAGGAACAACACTCGGATTCAACAATGTGGCAAAAGCAGTTAACACAGTTGGATTACGGTATCATATGACTGCTCAACAACTCAATGGTGTTCCACCAGTCATGGCAAAAGTTGGATTGATGGCACAGGCAATGGGAAAAAGTAATGAAGAAGCAGCAGCAATGATGGAACATGCCTATGATGGACTTCAAGGCAAATGGAGAAGTCTTGCCCAAATCTTTGGTATGAGTGCAAAAGATATGAAACAAGCATTGCTTGATGCAGGTTGGAGTGGTGCAAGTGATGACGTGGAAGGATATAACAAAGCACTTGAAAAACTGCTAGATAAAAATCCACAACTCAAGGAAATGATGAACAGTACCGAATACAAGATGGAATCATTAAAAATGACCATCAAAGGAATTGGTACTGAAATCGGACTTGCATTACTTCCATACATAAAAGGATTATTAACTTTCTTACAAGATCTTGCAAAGAACCATCCTGGCCTATTAAAACTAATAGTTACTATAGGTGTAATTATCGGGGTAATTGCAAGTGTAGCAACAGTATTGCTTCCTATCATCTCATTATTCTCAGCATTATCTCCCGTTGTTGGTATTGTTGTCAAGGTACTTGGTATATTAGGTGGAGTTGCACTGGATGTATTTGCTGCTTTAATGACTGGTGGAAGTGTTATTGCAGCACTTGGAGGACCAATCACGGTTATTATTGGATTGGTTGTAGCATTGATTGCAATATTTGCTTATTTCTACTTCACAAATGAAGATTTTCGTAATGGTGTGAATAACCTGGCAAATACTATCAAAGGTGTATTGGTTGCTGCTTTCAATTGGTTAATGCAAGTAATGAAACCTGTTATTGATAGTGTTAAAAAATTAGCACAGGCATTTGTTGATTTGCTTAATGGTAATATTAGTTTTGGTGATTTTTTAATGCAATTCTTAGAAACATTTGCAATGATTGTAACAGCAATGCCACGACTTATTGGTGAAATAGCTTTAGTTTTACTGCAAGAGTTAGGAAAACTTTTACTTCAAGTGGGAGCATGGTTAAGACAGTCATTTGATAATGTACTACAGTGGATGGGTGATGGATTTGCAGATCTGATGAATGGTGCTGTCAAATTCCTTGCTAGTATTTGGAATTCAATAGTACTTTGGGGACAAGCAACATGGATCAACATCCAAAACTGGTTTACGTTCATGTTACCGAAGATAATTGAACAAATACAAGGAATTGTAAGAGGTGTTATTGAATGGCTTAGAACAGGATTTAATAATGTTCTATCATGGCTTGGAGAAGGATTTGCAAATCTGATGAATGGATTATTTGAATATCTTGGAGGATTATGGGATGGCCTTGTAGAATGGGGTCAAACACTATGGACAAATATCTGCACATGGTTTACAACCATACTTCCATTGATCTTACAGGAAATTTGGAATCTTTTCATGAATATTCTTACTGGTATTGGCACATTCTTTGTGAATCTTATTACTGGGTTGTGGAATTGGCAGGTAAGTGTATGGACTACAGTCTACAACTTCTTACTGGGATTGTATAATAGTTTCGTGTTATGGGCAAGTAATATTGTCAATGGATTTATAACCTGGATAAGTACACTTCCAGGTAGGATGTACACTTGGCTTCTTGATGCTTATAACCGTGCGGTTACATGGGCAACCCAAACAATAGCGAAATTTAAGGATGCTGCAAGTAAATCTGTTAGTGGATTTATTCAGTGGCTGAGTACATTACCTGGTAAGGCGTGGACTTGGCTTATAAATACACTTGGTAAGATTGCAAGTTTTGCAAGTCAAGCAATTGAAAAAATGAAAAACGCAGCAAAAGATGCCTGTGATAAATTTATCCAATACTTTAAAGATTTGCCTCAGAAGGTTTGGGACGAGTTGATGCGTATAGGTGATAAAATCCTACAGGCAGGGGGTACACTTGCACAGAAAGCAAGAGAACTTGGTCAACGTATAGTTGATGAATTGATGGCTCCGTTTAAGTTTGGAAGTCCTGGTATTATTTCACGTAGTGTTGCTGCTGAGATGGTATATCTCAAGGAATTCCTTGATGATAGTGTTCATGGACTTGTAAAAAGTGCAAGTAACGTTGGAACAAGCGTAACTGATGCTCTGAGCAGTCATCTTAACTTGAATCAGAACTCACTTGAAGCATTGCAAGATGAAAACTTGATATTACAGACAGTGAAAGATTACGAGGAAGGTACACTTACATTGAAACATGAAAGTAAAGAAGAAGAATTAAATTTACTTCGTGACTTGAAAGACTTATTCACTGAATTACTATCAATACTCAGTACTGACGAGAAAGATACAAATAATACTGCGGTAATCATTAACAGCATGGAAAATGCTAGTGGTACAGATATACTTGGTGTACTACGTGAGCATATAAGTGACCGTGACATTATCAGACAAATTGCAAGTAGCCCTGATTTCCAGGAATTAGATACACGTAATAAAAATAGTATATTGAACAGGTTGAACAGACACCTGTAATGTTAATGGAGGAAACGATCTAAATGACAAATATTCAACCCGTGAAAGAAACACAAACTGAAGAAGTAACATTAACATTACTCCTGTACCGACTGGATAAACTAGAAGAAGAACAACGACGTGAAAACAAAGAAATCATGGAATTGCTTCATACCATACAAGAAAATCAACATCATAGCGAAGAAAAGATTGTACAGTTCAATACTGAACTGACAAGAGTAAATGCAAGACTAGAAAAACTTGAAAAAGGTAAAGTAGATTCAAAAGAGTTTTCTACAACATGTGATAATGTAATCAAACGACTAGACAATTTTAACAAAGTCATCATTGGGGTAATTGTTAGTGTTGGAGCATTAGTTATCACAAAATTGATTGAAATCCTATAATTGTAGTAGGTGGTATATGATATGAAAAAAGAGATAATAAGACCAAACAGGGCAAGAGCGGTAGGTGTAATCACACCTCCCCTTGCTGAAATGTTGGCACTAGATGAAGAAGTAAATACAAATCACTTTCATGATGTGAGAGTCATACGAAATCCCGGACCAGACAATACATACAAAGGAGTAACACGAAAAACACAAACACTCATGGGAGATAAGCTTGAAGTGGATATTGTAGTTGACTCAGTCAAGTTCTACAAAGAACATCCTGAACAGGGTTGGTTCGGATTAAGTGTATACGTCGCCGGAACAGATACCCGTGTAAATAGGGGAAATCTCAAAATTTATGTGCGTGATGTGGATGGAGTAATGGATGCAGATGTACTAATCAAAGAGTATAACATTCAAGATAGTATCAGTCTCGGTTGGCAAATTAGTAACTTGAACTGGCAAGATGTACTTGATGCTTTCACTGCAAAGAATGCACATCCATTCAGGTGTTTTAACGTTAAGGTAGTCTACACGGATAACACTCATTATTACATGAATAAAACAGTTTATCCCCCACGTAGGATATGTTATGCAACACATCCCGTATTGAATGTATATGTTACGAATCATTTACCTGCTCAAGCAGCAGACTATGAAAATAATAACCTTGAAGCATTAAGCATCGATATGAACGAAACACCTCTCGTTAACCGTACGTATACTCTTGAGTTATATGAACTTGTCAATGGAACTGCACATCCAAAAAGTGTCCGGTTGGCATTCGAATTACTAGATGGACTTGGTGAGCGTATACGAAAAGTACCATTCAGCGTCAAAATCCAGGATACACAAGAAACACACACAATAAACGGTACTACATATGGATTAAGTGGTGACATGGATATTGGAACATATCAGGGAACTACTGTTATAGATGGTATGCAATGTTTTGAACAACATGATGTACTGTGGAGTTACTTATTTACAAGGGAGTTTATGGCTACATCAGAATCAAGAAATCGTAGACATGTATTTACCACTGTATTCTTTGGATTGGATGATAACCTATTTACTGGAGGTGACGGATTACGTAGTGGTAGTGGATTTGAATTCCGCATTAGGTGGGATTATATGCAACCAGTTACATTCAATATGATTGAAGATGCTAGTAGTTATGGTATACGAAACTTCCATTATTTCTTTAATGTCGTGGATGATCATGGGAATAATGTTCCGTGTAAAATTTTACCGAAAGTTAATGGTATAACCATACATGACAGTAATGATCAACCACTCTTATTTGAGAGGGATGTGCAAACAAATGTGTTTGAAGTTGAATTTGATTATCCGTACTTACACAGTGGGAATAATGATGTCAGATTGTCTGTTGTAACTGATTATGATTATGAGAAGACAGGTCATACTATTACTGCAAATCTACCTCAATTGCATTACATGATTTCTGTCCCGACTATTACGGGTAGTTTTGGTGATGCAGGACGGGTAACACTTGAATATACTGTTGGAACAATTGAAAATGATGAATTACCATATTGTAACATATGGGATCTCAAGCTTAATGATGAAACACTTGTTGCAAGAGATAAAACATTAATTGGTGGAGAATGGAATGGTGAATATCATAGTATTATCGGAACAAAAGCAACAAATCTTGTAAGCAGTAATTATAATAATAGTACAGGTAAATTAACAATCGTCGTTGATGTACAAGAACTAAATGCAGGGGATTATACTTTAAAACTTGTATTACCAGAAACCGATGCAATACAAGGAGGAAATAATACCAGTACATTCACAGTACAACAAAGAGACCCACTAAGGCATATATTAACTATTGATGAAAACTGGAAAAGAATATCAAAATTGAATTATTCAATTGATGTTGCAAATCCACCATCAAGCATAGAATATATACATGCAAATACTGATACAAATACATTATTATTTAATGTACCAGGACATTATTATGTTTATCTTGCATCATTAGAGGATTTATTTGATTATTATAACAATGAATTTAGTCTCATTGCTTACAAAGGTGGAAGTAATGGAAAATATGAACTTGGATTTATGAAATATGCACTTGATGCAAATGATAATCATTTAGTGGATAGTAATTCGATATATCGACTTGGATATGTGGCTGAAACATATGATGTTAATGTACTATCCGAGGAAACAAATTATAGCCAAAATACTAATGAAGTATTATTTAGAAGTTGGAACGAGTTCAAATTCCAAAAAATCGGTACTAATATACATATATGGTATTGCTCACAAGGTACAACAAGTGAACATTTTACAATTCCAATTGGAAACATGAATTTAAGCAGATATTATCTTTATACAGGTGGAGACGGAATGATGGATGCCTCATTATATTTAACCACAACAAATCAATCATTAATTGATTATCCAAGCGATTACACAGATACAAGAGCAGAAACGGAACTTGTAATAACAGATGCAAGATATATATCAAGTACAAGTACGATTACAGCAACCGCAAACTTAAAAACTGGAAATACAATACTAAAAGGTTCCACATACACCGTTCAAGTATTATTCGATAGTAGATACCCAGAAGCAAAAACACCAGATTCAAGTACTGGAAATATACTTTACACAGTAACGGGCGGACTTACAAGCGGAACACATACAGTAAAATTCAAATTTGAAGGAAATGAAGATTATAAACCATGTACTATTACAACAAATATACTTGTCCCATAGGAGGTGAAAAAAAATGACAAGCCAAATAAGATATGCAACAGTTGTTGAATACCCAGCAGGAACAGTATTCGGATTTGAAAATGGAAGTAACTACAAAAGCTGGGATGATCTAAACAACTTGAAAAATGAAAATGGAGTAGCACAATGTAGAAATCCCGACAATACCGAAACACCAACTATCGCGGGTCGTAACGGAACATACAAACGACCTGCACCAATAGAATTCAGTAATTTCAACTTTGACACGGACAATATGTACAATGTAGAAAAAGTAATTGTACACTACACACACGGGAAATTCATTAACAATGGATATTACCCCGAGTTCGGGGGAGCAACATTTACTCTTGTGGGTACAAATACAGATAGTCAAACAGGTACTGCAATACCTGCGGTAGATACTAACAACAATGGAAAAAGTTACACATTGACATTCACTGGAGTATCAATCAATCAACTAAATACTATGAGTCTACGGATTGCTTACCCTGCGAATACTAGTACTACACCAGGACGAATCAAACTCAGCAATGTGTATATTGAAGTAGTGTACAATGAAAATGTAAGCATGGTACTCAGTGGAAAATTTAACAAAAGTCCCGTGAATGTAAACACTACCAGTACTGTGACTGTCAGTGCCAAAAAAACAGGTACAATGACATATAACAGTGAAATAGAAATCAATTTACCCGAGGGATTACAATACGTGAGTAGTGAAACACCTCTCACAGTAACAAACGGGATAAGCAATAACCAAGTACTTAAATGGAATCCTAGTTACCCTGCGACAAACAATAGCATTCAAACAATCACATTCACCGTTCGTGCAACCACCACAGGTACAAAGAAAATAACACTAACTGAGAAAAAACTCGGAACAACATACAGTTTTACACAAGTAGTCAATAAAATCAATTACATTGTATGGACAGACATAACACAACGAAGACTCGCATTAACTGAAGACCGTGAAGCAATATTCCACGTCGATGTCAAAGGGGATAACTCCACAGTAGAGAGTACCCGTATAACAATTGATTTAACTGGTATTAACAATATTGATTATGCCGAATTATTGACACACCCTAATATTACATTACTACAATATGAAAACAAGAAATTCACTATCACATATGATCAACCAGTTAACCAGGTAGTACGATTCACATTCAAAGGATGTGTTTGGAATACAAGTGACACATATACAATGACCGTACGAGTCAACAATGAAACACCTATACAATATCATTATGTTGTGAATCCACGTGTTATGGGTGATCTCTCCTTCACGTGGTATAAATTACCTGATTATTATATTCAAGATATGGGTGATGGCATAAGTTACACATTCGGGGCTAAAGGAAAATTATTATTCACTAGTGATGATTATAATATCACAGACGGGGGAGATAACCTCCGACTTGGAGTATACAATGGAACAAAGCAGGACATGTATATTGATTATGACCCTACGGTGGATGAAGAAACACTTACTGTTGATGAAGAGAAGTTTTTAGCACAGGTACAATGGTGTACAGATATAGCAACAAGTGAGGGTGTAGACCAAGCGGTTAGTTTCGTGTTAAATGAAAATAATCCTGTCATCATGGTGTATAGTTTCACGTATGTGAATGATCCATTGACTCAAGTTGCAAAGTATAATTTTACTGATCCGTACATTGTTGAAACTGAAATTTACAATACAAATGAGGCAAATGGATTTCGTGCAATTGTTCCTCACCCTGCAAGAGCTTTACGTGGGGATACGAGTTGGGCTATTTGTCAAATTCCAAGTTTACATGAGTCTGTACCTGTTGCCTTGGATCAGTGGCTTGATGGTGGTTTACTCACAGATAGTATTGCAATTCATGGTTTTATGATTCAATTTGATTATGTTTGTGATAATAAATGTATGATTGAAGTACAGTTGAAGAAGGGTGATCGTGAAGGTGTAAGAACACTACTCTTGAATAAGGGTAAGGGAACTGCATCAATTGGTAATGCGTATGACCTGTTTGATTTTAGTATTGGTGATTTTATCCAGGATACCAAGAATTTTGAAGTAAGAATCAAAGAAAATAATACTTTTAGTACGGTGGTCAATCCTCAGATAAATAATGCACGATTAACGGTGTATTATATTCCTATCGCAAAGTGTAGGTATGGATTTAGCATAGATGGAGAAAGAAGTGAATGGTATGGTATATATCTAATGCCCGACTTTGAGCCACATATGAGTACCGATAATGACAAAAGTGAGTATCACGTCGAGGGTACTGATGAAACTATAGTCAACCGGTTAAACATTGATCCAAAACAACTAGAGTTTGAAATAAAAGTACCAAATTGTCTGATTGAAGATAGTATTGCACAGATTGATAAGATTGTCGACTTATTTACCAATGAACGTGAGTTGTACAGTAACAAGCCAATACCAAAACATATCATCTTTGATATCTTACCTGATAGGCAGTATGAGTTTGTACGTGTAGATGAATTTGATGATGAATTTGAAGGAGCTACATACAAAGCAAAAATAAAGCTGTACATCCCTATGGGTACTTCATATAATATTGAAAGTACTATTACTGGTGGCGAGGGATACAATGGAAGTAACACAGTTGTAAAACCAATCGTTACAGCAAGATGTGACTCACAAGGACAAGTAACAGTAACAGAAAGTTATATGAATCAGTACATGCACGTTGAAAACTCCGCAATAAAAGTTGGAGATATTGTAACATTTGACTGTATCCATCAAGTAGTGAAAATTGGTGAAACTGCACAAGTAACGGACATCACAGATATTACGAGTAGTCTGGACTTTAATAGCTCATGGTTTAAGATTAAGGGCAGGTACAGTTTCACTGGTGTAAACAGTACTGTATTAACTGTTGAATATTACCCAAGAAGGTAGGTGAAATAGTTGGTTACTGAATATGAAGACAAAGTAGAATTCAATATAGTGATACTTG